GCTGGACCTTGTGGTCCTGTAGGTCCTGGATTGTTTGTTAAATAATTATCTATGTCTGTTGCTAAATAGCCAAGGTCTCTTGGGACATCGGGCGACATGTCTAATGTCGGATATCTGAATACTTTAGGTGTTGTATTTCCTGGCATTTTTAAATTATACCATTCTCAGGGTTATAAGCCTTTTTAAGGCTTACTACTCAAGCCTTTCATTGCCTAGCTTTTAAACTATTTCTACCCCAGAAACCATGATACTTACTCCACCAGTTACATTTGCAGAAGCCCAAATAGACTCCCCAGCATTTACAATCAATGTGGTTTCTGTGGACTTTGTTGTATTTTCTCCTAGCAATACGTCTCCAAAAATTCTATTTGCTAGTCCTGGAGTTTGTCCAACTGGAACTAGATATAGACTGAATGCAATTGGGCCGTTAAATGTGTTTGCTGTGAATATGCTCTTAACAATTCCTTTATTGGTAAATGTTTTAAGGTTTGTATTTGTTGTAGTTAGAAGGACTGGCCCAATAAATCTTGTTGGATTATATGCCATTTGATCTCCTAGCTAATTGCCCATTTAGAGATAAGGTCTCTTTCAATTGAGAGGTATTCATTTACTGAAAGCGCTCTGTTATAAATTAGCATTTCGCCAATCTTAAATGCTCCAAATGTTGCGGAGTATCTTCCTATTACTTGTCCTGTCATACTTGTTAGCCCGCCTGAAGATGCGCCAACTGCAACGTCGACTCCATTTCTTCTAACTCTACGTGAGTTATCGGCATTGCTGTATACAAGTGTGTAAATTTCTGGTGTTCCTGTTAGGCCTACTGTAACAATAGCATTTTGATCATCATTACCAAAGCCAAACTTATATGTGTTTGAGGATACGTACCCTGCAATAAGGTTGTTTCTTGTTCCTGAGTTTGTTCCGCCAATTACATAAGTATTTGCATTTGCTGGTTTTGATGCTACATAAATAACTGTAAATGATGATGAAGCAATCCAAGAAAGTGTTTGATCTGAGAATGGCAAGAAGTCATCTACTCCGTCAAAGTTAATTGCGGGCAATCCTGATATTCCCGTTAATTGAAATGTTGGTTGAGCTGCTGCTGTTGCTTGAACGCAATGGCGGGCCAGTCCAGATTTATCATTCCATTGTGATACCTTGTTTAGTCCGTCTCTTGTTATAGTTGATGGAAGAGCCGCATCAAGCCATAGTTGTAATCCAGTTAAGCTAAATCTGTTTCTTCTAAAAATAATGTTATTACTAAGCAATTGGGTCTTCCTCCATTATTTTTTCTAGTTCTACTAATGGTCTCTTAGGCCATGTAACTTCGGATACATCTTTGCTATTCTTGAAAGAAGAAATCTTTTTTCTGTAATCTTTCCATTCAGCAAGAGACTTCTTGTCCATATCTGGATCTGTCTCAACCCATGCTGTAGACATTAGCTCAAAGCCAATATGTGCATTTACGTTATTTGTTTTTTCTTCATCTGACATCTTTTGTACTTCTACTGAGTATACTTTGCCATCTTTAATAAATGGTTCACAAGGTACAATCTTTTCTTGGAAATCATCGAACTCTGGTATTGCTACTTCTAGCAACCCGTTTTCTTTTGCAAATCCTTTTTCATCTATTGATTGTGGAATAGATACATTAGGGAAAAGCTGGGATAGTGCGCCGACAGCGACTACTTTTTTGTCTTCAACTATGGCGTACATGTTTTCTCCTTAAACGTTCAGATCAGCGAATGCGTATGCACCGAATATTGTTGTGCCACCGTCTCTTGTCATAAAGTTAAGAACGGTTGTATTTGTAGATAGAAGTGGAGATACGTTAGAAGCTCCTCCGCCATCCCATTTAATTGCTGCTGGCCAAGTAATAGCGTAGCTACCACCAGCCTTAATTTCTACTTGCCAGAATTGTGCCTTTGGCTCTGTTCCTACTGCAGGAATATTGCTAAATGCTACTGTGCATGCTCCGCCTGCTACCATCTTAAAAACGTTTGCTAGTGCTACGTTGCATGTTGCTGTTCCAGCTGCTGCAATCGTTCCTAGGTCTAGTTGTGCTGAAGGCACATTAAGATATGGACGAGCTTGTCCGTTAAGAGGTGCTTGAAGATATGTGTATGTCCAAAGACCTGGTGTTACCTGTTGGGGTACGCTTGTTATTGGCATTCTTATTCCTCCTCTGGAACGTATAGTGCTGGCAAATCTTCTGGTCTTGGAAGTTTATTCTCAGACTCATCTTCATCCCATGCGGCTTGTGCTGCTGTTACTGCAATAACTGCCTCTGCATGTTCAATTGCCATGACCTCACGATCTGTTTTTCCTGGATACTTATCTACGCATACTCCGTTGACTAGGGTAAATCTATGAAGTAGTTGTGACTCAACAACTTCATGGTCTCCATCTACGTCAATTGCGGGTACATGTTGTGGTCCACAGAACTTTATTTTCATTTTTTTCTCCTTTTCCTTACGGGTTTGACCAGTGTGGCATACTTACAATATGCGGATACATGGTTGTATTTGAATGTGTATCAAATTGATAATGAGTTACTACGTTGTACGGCTGCAAATCTCCACCAAATGATAAAGTTGTTCCATCAGTTCTTCTTAAATTTTTAGCTGCTGAGCCTGGATCAACTAAATACAAATGGGGACCAGGGTCGTCGGCATTTTGAACTGAGTAGACTGAAATAAATTTGTCTTCTTTAAATGGAACAATTGCGGTTCCATTAGAGCCATCTGTGTTTCTAAAGTAGAACAACTTTGTAGGATCTGCTGTATTTACTATGTGGCAATTAATTCCATTTGTGTAGTAATGGTATGGAGAGTAAATTGCAACCCATTGGTTATCCCAAGTGTTATTGTGCTTTTGTCCGTACCAGTTTTCGCTTTGATCAATACCGTAAGAAGTTGTATTTCCTAGGTTGATTTCAGTATCTGTAAATACTCCGATTCCTGAGCTACCCGCTGTTCCTTGAGAGGATGGGTTCCAGTATCCGTATCTTTGTGCATAACCGTCGTGGTTAAATCTTCCGAATCCGACTACTCCAGTATCTCCCATTACAAGCTTCATGTGATATGAAGGCTCTGCTCTAGTTGATCCTGCCTGTGCCCAAGTAAAGTCATAGAAGGCATAATTCTTTGGTGTGCTTAGCTGATTACCTGTTGATGGCCCAGCGGTTTTTGCCTCTGACAAGAACTTGTGAAGTGTTCCTGCTTTGTGGCTAAAATCGTTTAAGCTAAAGCTTGTGTTTCTCCATACGTGAAGTCTAATTGCATTTGCAGTTGTTGATTCTGCAACTGCAAGCATTTTAGTTCTATCGTTATACGATGCCATTCCACGGTTTGTGCGTCCCGCCCAAGTTGCGTAGGTAGCATTGTTAAGATCAACTCTATCAATGTAACCATCTGCAACACCTCTGAATCTTATTTGAAATTCTGAATCAGTTGAAAAATGGCTTACACGCTGTCTAACTCCTCTAGCGCCAATAATAGTTCCGCATCTATTTAAGTAGCTACCTTGTGAGTTAGCCTTATTCATCCACGCCCCTGAGAATCCTCCGTGAAGACATGGTCTGTAAAGAATATGTCCATCTGCTGATTGATTTACTGTACTTCCGCCATAATATGTTGTTACAGTGCTTGTTCCGTGATTACCATTTGTATATGTATATCCTCTAAAGTCTTCGTAGAACTGAGGCATGTTATCAAGTGCTGGCGACTGGTATCCTGCTAACCATCCTGGCATTGCATTAGAAGCAATTGTTTGATAATCAGAATTAATAATATTATATCCTGCTTGCTCATTGTTTTGATTTGACCAAATAGCAAATGTTGGGTAAGAAGAAACCTCTGTATTATTTCTTGATATAACAGGTGATGCTTCTTTGTTTGCAACTACTGCAAGGTTAGAAGCAACTGTTGTTGATGTTGCAGAAATACTAGCATTATTTGCATTTGTAATTGGAGTAATGACTGCAGCAATTGCTGCCTCAAGACCTGGGAACATTATCTGTGAAGTTGTTGTTTCTGTATTATTTGACATTTTTTCTCCTTAGACCGTTGTCCAGTGTGGCATGACTGAAATATGTGCATATGAAGTTGTATTACTCATTGTATCAAAAGTGTTAACAAATGAAACATTGAATGGCTGCAGATCTCCACCATTTGCCACAATTGTATTATCTGTTCTTCTTCCATTTTCAAATGCTGCCTGTGGGTTTGCGTAATACAAATATGGGCCAGGTCCGTCTCCATTTTGAACTGAGTAGCACATCATAAAAGAACTTTCTCCAAATGGTACTGGCGATGTGCCATTAGATCCATCTGTATTTCTCCAGTAGTAATACTTTGTTGGATCTGCTGTATTTACACAGTGAAGATTAATTCCATTGTGGTAATAGTGATAAGGTGCATATGAAATTACCCAGTTGTTGTCCCAGGAAATATTTGTTCTAATTCCATAAGAATCTCCTTGGTCAATTGAATAAGATGTTGTGTTTCCTAGATTTGTTCCGCTATCTGTAAATGCTCCAGTTCCAGAGACTCCTGGTGTGCCTGGATTTGTTGGAATGTACCAACCGTAATGGTTACCATTTCCTTGTGGTGAGAATCTTGAGAAACCAATCGTTCCGTTGTCTCCCATAATTAATCTCATTACATAGGATGGCTCTGCTTGTGTTGATCCTGCAGATGACCATGTAAAGTCATAAAATGAATAGCTGGCTGCTGTTCCTGAAGGACCTGCTGCTTTTGCTTCTAGAAGAAATGTATTTAAATCTCCTGAAGCATAGTTATTAGCATTAAGATTTACTAAAGGATTTGTATTCTTCCATACGTGCAAGCGAATTTGATTTGCTGTGTTTGATTCTGCAACAGCTAAGGTCTTTGTTCTATCATTGTAAGATGACATTCCACGGTTTGTGCGTCCCGCCCAAGTTGCGTAGGTTGCTGAGTTTAGATTTACTGTATCAAGATGGCCATGTACCTGGCCTCTCATTCTTATTTGAAAAGTTGAATCTGTTGAATAATGGTTAAGTCTTGGTCTAACTCCCTTTACACCAATGATGGTTCCTGATCTTTTTGTAAATTGTCCCCATTGATCAGCCCTGTTCATGTGAGTATTTCCATAATTTCCAAACACCTGGAAAGCATACAGGTGATTACCCTCGTGCCCATTCATATTAGTTCCGCCACCTGAATAAGTTGTGTTTCCTCCAGTGCCAATATTTCCTTCTGTGTAAGTCCAGCCTCTAAAAGATTCATACCAGTTGTTCATCTCAGATAAAGCAATGTCTGTCCATCCGCCTTGACGGTTATTCATTCTACTTGTTGCAACAAGCTGAAAGTCAGAGTTATAAACTGAGTAACCTGCTCTCGCATTATTATTATGGTTTGTCCAGATAGCAAAAAGTGGGTAAGGAGAAACTTCTGTATTATCTCTTGAAGTAGCAGCATTTGCAAGTTTTCCAATTAGGCTAGAGAACTGTGATGGAATGCTGCTTTGCAAGGAGCTAATAGCAGCAGTTGTTGTGTAAGCAATTGGTTGAACGGTGCTTGCTATGTTGTTTTCAAATCCAGGAATGTATACCTGATTTGTGGTGTTATTTACTGCCATTGTAGTTCTCCTTTAAATGATAATATTATACTTGTGTAATTTTTACGCCAGAGATGAAGACTGAGACGGAGTCTGCAGCACTTGCACTGATCTGAATATTTTCTGCTGTGTTAAGAACTTGCTTAACATCAAGAACAATAATAGCACGAGGCGGAACATCTAGGCTCTTTACAAAGAACTTTCCTGCCATTCTCATTGTTACTGTCTTTGTAGCATCTGTTAGGTTATCAAATGTGATAGATGTAATAACATCGATCTGTGCCGCTGGTGTTGTGTATACTGATGTTTCTGATGCAGGTAGTGTATCTGCGTAAAATCTGCTTGGTAAGCTTACTGTTGCCATATTAAATTACTCCCATGTTTGTATAAATTGTGTAGTTATCTATCGAAGATTGGATGGTAGCAACGTTTGCTGCTCCAGCCGAATTAACTGCAACGATCTGTGTAGACCCTGCTGTGTTAACTGTTGCAACAGCTCCAGAAGAAGCTGTTTGAATTTCTGTCACCTTCGATGATGTAGCAGAAACAATATCATTTACTCCTAGGAGGTTGCCCATTGACTCTAGAGCCTTTGCTAGAAAGACTAAGTCCTGAGAATTTAGAGTTGAACTCGACAGGGCTGTTACCTTTGTCTTAAAAAGATCAACTTGTGATGATAAACTTGAATAATCTGGCATTTTGTTCTCCTATGTATGAATTATAGCATAACTGTTTTTATTGTTTAGCACCCCGCCTTGCCTATAACACTCTTAATTATACCCCACCAGCCTTCTTTAGGCCAGTGGGGTACAGAAATTATTTTAGAGAATTCCTCCGTAGTATAAGGTTATGCCCATCAAGACCACTGGGATCACCAAAGCAAAAATTGCCTTATAGTAATCTTTGAGAGGGGTTCTAAAGTAGCTCTTACCTACAACTAAACACTTGTGTGCTGGAGACAACATATATCCTGCGTAGTCGACTGCAAAGAATAGCGGCAAAGTTTCTATGCCAAATACTCCTACTGATAGGACGACAAATCCAGCAAACTTGCTAGAACTTCCCAAGGCAAAACTTGCCAAGAATCCAGCAAAGGCAACTAGGATAAGGAAATTGTTTTTATGTGCATTTTCTAGCCATAAATTAATTGTATCAAAATTAGCCTTAACAATATTGCTTAGGATAATTACAATACCAGTAAATAGGATTACTCTGGCATAATCAACTAGCTGCTTTCTGTCCCGCTTTGCATCAGCTTCAATTTGTGCAGCATCCCTCATTGTTAGACCAAAAGTTTTTTCTGGTATGTTGATATCAATATCATCTTCTTTTAATACCTTAAATATATAAAACAAAATTACAATTACAGCTGTAACAAGAAGTGGCCAAATCTTTCCAATTAGAGTCCAGTAGCTTATATTTAATGCGGCCATTGGCAAAAGTACGGTTGCCTCTAGTGGGGACCAGAAGTAAAAGTGGTGAGTAGAAAGGTAATCTATAACCCCATAGTTCTTACGCTTCTTTTGATCCTCTGGGGCAATTGTATCTAAGGCACCCGCTGAAACAGCAACACGACCTGAAATTGGCAGAATTCCTGACAACATTGATATAAGAGCAACTACTGCTCTTTTAGACTTGATGCGTCTGGCAATCCAACTGTATACTGGTAGGAATACCTGAGTCTTTTTTGCAGCAAATGATAGCCCCATTATGGCTGCTAACAATATTAGGAACTGCTGATTATTTAAAAATAAAGATGTCGTAATCTCCATTTACCTATACTCTTTTCTTTTCCATAAGTTTTTTTTATACCAGCCACCGCCCGATGACTCTACATTATCTAATCTTACTATATTGTCTTTTCTTAGTCCAGTGTTTTCTTCAAGATTCCAGTCTTCTCTTTTGATAGGGATAATTTGAAATATTGGTGTACCCTTTTTAACAAGACCTTTAAATCCATCTTTAATATAAAACGGAATCCTTCCAGATCCTAGTAAATCTTCGTCACAATCTACAATAGCGCTTAAAGTCATAAAGGGAGTATCGTATTGATTTAATGGCTGGGTTATAAGCAAGCTATATCCTTTAGGTGCTTTAATTAAGTATGGATTATTCCAAGCATAGTGTTTATTTTCATATCCATTTGGCGCTGGCATTGGATTTGTAAACTCTGGTCCTCTAACTGTAATCGCTGGATAAAAATTAGGATCTTCTGGATCTTGTAAAAATTTTACTCTCGACCCTCCAACACCTTGCTCTACAACTATATCTTCCCAAAGCTCTGCCATATATCCCGTGCTAAATGAATCTCTAAAGGGAAAGCAAGATTTAACAGCAGGGCTTGTCTCCATTTTATCGTTTTGCACAAATACGCTAGTTTTTGGATACCAAGATGGGATGTAGTTTTTAGCTGGACTAATTGACGGTAGCCCATCAACTTCTGAGCATGCTTGAATCTCAGGCATCTTTATTCTTTTCTACTACTACAACATAAAGACCATTCCACCAATCAGTATCTGACTCTAAACTATTTAATACTTTCTTGCTATACAATATGTTTAGCCCTGATTCAAGTATTCCTTTATGGGCTCCTTGCACTACTTCCGTCCAGTTTGCATCGTCAAATACTAAAATAGACTGATTGGCAAATGAGGGGTAATAATACTTAACCGCATTTTTTGTAGACTCATGATCATGGGGTCCGTCGTAAAAGAATAAATCTATATCTGATATTTTGGACACATCAACTCTAAACATATCTGAGTTAGATATAAATATCTTGTTATCTCCCTTATAAGGCTTAATGTTTTGCTTAAACTCTTCTATCGTATTAGTTACTGGGGTTTCCCAGCCCCTTCTTACGGCCTGTGGAGCGCTTTCCCACATGTCTACGAAGTAGGCCTCTAACTTATTACCGCTTAGTGCTGCAGCGGCTGTAGCGCCCTGGTATGACCCAATTTCAAGGTACTTGGAAGATGACTTAGCTAAACCATTTATTAAAGACTGAACTCTTGTTGAGGTAAGCCCAGGTATGTCTATCTGAACAGTATTGTTTACTGAGTCTACTAATTCTTTTGCTACTAACGCAACTTTTGGGCTAATATGATTGCCATATTTTACTGCCATAATTTTGTCACAGTAGCCGCAATCCCAGCAATCAAATTTACAGTTCTTAATCTTATTGCGCCAAACGTTTATAGGCTTATCCACCATATTGGTTTCTTCAATAAAATCATTAAAGCTGTCAAATAGAATTTCTTCATTATTTGCATATCTTTTAATGATGTCCATTGTTTCTTTTAATCTAACATGAGATTCTCTGCCGTGCATCTTGATAACATCGATACCCAATTCATCAATGAACTGCTGCCAGTCTTCACGCCATGGTGGAAAATTAGCAGTCTTTAAAGAAACTGCAAAATCTTCGTGGTCCCACTTTGGACAAGATACCCTACTAATTGGATCATTAAAATACTGAGGACCATCTGTGCGAGTATTATTAAACTGATAGTGCTCATCCATCATTATGCACCCGCCATAACATCCTTCATTGGCAAGTAGAGATATCTTAACTCCATACTGCTGCTTGGCCTTCTTAAATCTTTTTAGCTTTTCGTGGTCTCTCATAAGGTCACGGTCTAGGTTAATATAATCAAAACCTGCTTTTGCTAACTTTTCAATATCTCTAGGCTCGGAAACATTTCTAAGAATTGTGTTTTTTACAAACAGTTCTGGAAAAGCTTTTTTGATTTGTCCTGTAGCCATCCAGTGTGTGTGAGGTATTGTTGCAGATCTAATTCCAGATTCGTATACTGGTCTAAATGATTCTATAAAGGTATCTAGGTTTTGTTGTGAAGGGCGAACCTCTGTATTATTAAATACTGCAGAAGCTGTAATACCTGTTTCAGACTGAATGTGTAGGGCCAAATCAATTAGGTAATTATGGTCTTCTTCCCCGCCATTAAAAACATCACCCATTGCATCCTGTAGAAAAGGATCAACCCTGCAAGTAAAATAGAAATCATATATAAATGCTTTGTATTCCTTTAAAAAAGAAATAAACTCATTTAGCTGATCTTTTTTTAATTTGGGGTTAAGCGGTACGCTAAACATTTTTCCTACAAATCTATTTTAAAGTCTCCAGCAGAATCATTCTTTTGGATGCCGAAACGGCGATGTAACAATTCTACAGTATCTTCCATAGTTTGGCAAGAGTCAATTTCTGACATAACTATCTTCTTTTTTTCAATTAGAACATGCTCTGATGTCCAATTTTCATCTCTAAATATCTTAGGAGTAGATAAAGAAATAGCTATCTTATTATAATAATATTTGTTTAGTAGGTGATGCATTGTTGCTTGAGCACAAAGGGTAGCATTAACTTTGTCTTCTTCTGTAAAATGATACTTAAACTTATCTTTATATGGCTCAAGTACGCTTTCTCCAAGTTGACTATACTGAAACGTTCCTGGTCTTACGCTTGTACTTCCCTTTAATTTTCCAGCAAACTTATAAGCCATTGCAACTTTTTCTGGAACAACTAGGCAATCAATAATTTTAATGTATGGCAATAGAGATTCTTCAAACCGACCAAACTTAAGGCCTAGGTATCCACCTATTTCTTCAATATAGCCTTGATGATTTCCTATGCTTTCAACATCATAAATTATATAGATCATTCTATTTCTTGCCACCCTTGAACTGATGCAGTTTCTAAAGCTAATCTTTCTGAAATAGCTTTATGTGCAATTTCAAGTTTTTTACTTGTAGTAATAGTTTTTTCAACAGCGCATTCAATTGCTTTTATTTGATCTTTTTCTGGTAACTGATTTATGGCTTCCATGTTGCCAACTCCTACATTGCCATAAAATAAAAGATCATTTGATGCTTGAAGACCTAATCGGTTAATCCAGAGTTCTGCCTCTAAGCGCTCTTCTTCTTCATAGTCTCCCATGATATCAATGACTCTTCTTCCGTCTGGCAATAAGCCTTCTGGGGATTCGTTAAATCTTGTAATTAAAAGCATAAACTTGTCACGCTCTTCATATGTCACAGTTGCAATTTGTTTAGAACTATTTAGGTTTCTATACTTTTCTTTTATATCTAAGTCGTAAAGTTTATTTTGAGCTACCGATGAGGTTTGCAATTTATACTCTTCTAATAATTCAATTTCAAGTCTAAGTTTTTCCATAGCGTGTTCTATTTGAATAATCATATCTTCTCTTGATTTTAATTCAAGCATAAATTGTCTAAGCTTACCGAATGGGGAATATTGTGCATTTCCAATAAAATTATCCATTTTAAACACAGGTGTGCCCCAATGTCTATTAATTGAGTACTCTAAAATTTCTTTTTGTTCTGCTGTGTAATTACTTACATCCGAATTGATATCGTCTGCATAACGCATTGCTATTACCTATCTATGCTCTCCAACCACAAATGCCCGAGCTTCTACCAGGAACACCTTTAGGCTGCATTGTTCCGCCGCCTTCAAAGCCTGAGTCAGTAGCATAGGTCATTTTGTAGCTTCTGTTATTCTGAGCGCCATCGTAGCAACCCATCATATAGCTATGGGTTTGGCCCATATCATAATTTTCTTCTCCGCAGTTTCCTACAGGTTTTGTAATATTTCCAACATTTGTTTCTGTTACCATGTTCCATCTTCGTAGAACGTATCCACCATTATATGAGCCATCATTGCCCGCATATCCTCTACCAACCTTTGAAGACTGACCATGTTGCTGATCATGTATTCCTGCTACTGATGATGCTTGTTGTGTTTCAGTTGCATAAGTAATACGGGTTGAGTTATTAGTATCTCCCCAGATCCATCCGTATAGCTCAGTAAAAATAGAAGCGTGTCCCGCATCGTTAAAGTTAATAGTGCCAAGTCCAATTGATGACATCCAAGACTCTGATGCAAAATCAAATCTCATTAAAGATGCTGAGGCGGCTGTCGCAGGCATGTATGCTCTAATTTTTTCATTTTGAGCTGCTTGTCCATTTTGTGATGTAGAAAAAGGCATTGCGGGTGCCCCAGAACCAACTTCTGTAACCATATTAATCTTGTTCACAGTGTTTACATTTGGTAGCCATGATCCAGATGCTCTGGTTATATAAGAAAAAGTACTTCCACACATGCCACCAGAATAGGCACCACCCGCTGGAAGAAGGTCTCCTAGGTTTGTTGATGTGTCTGTAGAGTGTTGCATTCTGTTTACGTTTCGCCAAACAGCTGTATCCTTATACCCAGAAAGTAAATACCCAGTAGTGATGATCTCTCTTAGCAAAAAGCTAATCGGTCCTCCACTGCCAGCCATATATCTATTTTGTGGAAATGGCATTTAAATCACCGTATTGTATTTTAGGGTAACTGATTCTACTCCAAGAACTGGCCAAGTAATATTAAATGGATCTTCTTGATCTGTTAGGTCTCTTAATGCTTGTCTGTATTCAACTATCTTTTCTTGATCCGCTGCTGAAAATGAATTAAATAGATCTGATGTCATCAGGTAGTCTGTTGAATTTAAAGTGTTATCTCTGTGATAACGAACGTCTCTTTTTCTTGCTTCTTTTACAGCTATCTTTTCTGAATCTGAAAGCTCAACAATATTGTATCTGCCTACAACTGCTGTACCATTAAATGCTCGAACAAATTCTACTTTTTTAGAAGACTTATCGTATTCTGGCATAGATGTCTCATCTTCTACTACATACCAGTTTTCAAAACCGTCTAAGGCAACCTGTGTTATAACTGCTGGGAAATGCGTTGACGGATACATCTCTCTTAAAGATTGCTCATCAACAATCTGAATAACTAAATCGTCTATAACCTGTGCGTACATTATCGTGAGTCCTTCATTGATATTGATCCTCGCCAGTTTGTTCCATTATCGTATGTAATAAATGTTATAACATCGATTCCTCCAGAAGTAAGGGCTGGAGCTGTAGCTCCTGGATATTTTGCACTTGCAAATGTTATTGCGTATGCTCCTCCACCAGTTAATTGTAGAGAGAAAGAAACAACTCCCGTTGTCGGGGTATTGATAATAGTAAATGTTGTTGCTGCTGTTACTGTGCAAGTAAAATCATTTGATAGAGATAAGTCTAAGTTTACTGCACCTGAACGAGACCCTAGGTCTAGTCTTCCAGTCTTATATGTATTAAGGGATCCAACTTGATCTCCGATAACATCGCTTAATAGTGCCATTACATTACTCTCCATCCTTGAGCTGTATTTGAAAATACTAGAGTTGCAGCTTTGCTTTTTACGTTAAAGACTAGGTCTTCAGCTACACCTGCTATCAAACTTCCATTTCTTGCAATTGTAAAGTTTGTTGTCTGTGAAGTTCCTGCTGAATCTACAACAACAACTGTATCTCCAATTGAAGGAGCTGCTGGCAATGTAACAACAAGACCTGCTGCTGGGGTTACTAGAAGTCTATCTCCTCTAACTGCTGTATATGAAGAAGTTATATTTACCCAAGTATTTGGGATCTTTCCAGCAACTAGGGAAGATAATCCTGTAACTGTTGAAGCAAGAGCGGAAATTTGTCCCCCCGCTGTGCTTACATAGTTTTCAGTTGCATATATTCTTGTCTCGTGATCAGCAATATCGGCTTCAGCGTCAGTAATTCTTTGTCCGTTAACTGAGCTGTTAATTGAGGTAATAGCTGCATCTCTTGCCGCATTAATAGCAGCGATTCTTTCAGTTGTAATTGTAAGAATATCGTTAACGCCCATAGATTTTGCTAATGTATCAAGTGCTGAGGCCAGCAAAACTAGGTCGTTTGCGTCTAAAGTTGTGGATGCAAGAGCGCTTACCTTTGTCTTAAATAGTTCAACCTGAGTTTGCAGTGTTGTATAATCTGGCATGTTTTCTCCTAAGCCTGAGCTTCAGTCCAGGAAATTCTAGCAAGAATGTTTGCAGCCCCTGAACCAAGATTTGTTGCTGTAACTGTTAAGATGTCTGGTCCATTAGGGAATGATGGGTTTGTCTGAGACCCATTTCCGTTTAGAATTGAGTTTGAAAGGTCTCTAACTTTCTTAGCATCAAATGTAGTAACGGAGAAGTTAGTACCACCTGCGTTTTCTGTGTAGAAAGCAAAGATACGATCTCCACCAGTAACGGTATTTGTAGGGGATGTAACTGGTGCTCCAGTACCTCTAACTCCTGTACCGTCGTGGTAAATTACCTGTGCGAGAGAACCAGAACCGACTCTTACTGATTCCCATTCTGTAGGAATTGCAATACCGTTCATAGTCGCTGGATTTAGAATTCCTTCAATCAAGAATTGTCCCTGTGAAAGAACTCCAACTGAGTCAAGCTTCATCTGCATACGGTTTGCTAGTTCACGCAATCCAAAGTTTCTGCCTAGGCCGTTGTCTGCAGAAGGAGCCACTCTAATTGAAACGAGTGGACGAGGGGTTGGTGTGCTTCCGAATGTCTGTACTGCAGTACCGTTAGGGTTAATTGCAGAAATTGCTTCATCTGCACCCGCTAGAGCAAAAGTAAATGAAGTTGGAGCAACACCAGTAATCAAAAAGGTTCCATTGTATCTACTTGAGCCTGTAACTCTTGCTGCGCTAGAAACTGACTGGAATCCTATATTTGGATTAACTTTGCTAAATGAGAAAGTTGTAGGGCTTGGAACAAGTGAAATTGTATATGTTCCGTTAAATACGGTATCGATACCAGTGATTGTTACCTGCTGACCTACTGAATAAAGATGAGATGTACTCGTTGTTAATGTTGCAATATTGTTTGTAAGCTGTCTAAATGTAGGAGTATAGATATCATTTACTCCAGATATAGTTACGTTTGTACCTGATGCCAGTGTGTGAGTACCTGATGTTGTCATTGTTGCAACACCTGATAGCGCCTGACGATTTGTTAGTGTTGCTGAAATCGTTCCAGATCCACCAACCTGCAAGTATCTCTGCATACCAGCGGTAAAGATAAATGACTTATCATCATTAAATCCACCATCCATAATTACGGATGATCCCCAGTGTGACATAACTGGTGCACAGTTTTGAGAAATTGTTTGTACTGAAACTTGTGCTGTACCAGATCCGCCAGGAATTGTTGAGTCTGGAACAAAGTTTGATTGGATAGATGTTCCAAATAGATTAATTGCAACTCCTCCGTAAACTAGAGGTTGTGCGACTCTTCTTACAATATTAACTGCATGTGCTTGAATTGATGCATTGTATGCACCAATTGATGTGTATTCGCAAATCTCAAAATTAGCTCCATCTGCAATTCTTAGGTATCCTGTTGATGGCCAGAAGCTTACGTCGTTAACATAAATTACTGTATCTTGAGGGAATAGAGTAGAACCGCTTAGCCCTGATCCTCCTGCAATTAGTTTTGCAGAGTTTAGAGGCTCATTAATTGTTTCATATCTTGCAGGAAGGTTTCCTGATCTCATATATGAAGCGGTATTAATATTATTCATTACCATCTTGTGACACCAAATAACGTTACCGTCTGTGCCTCTTAGTCCAAATCTGATTGAGCCTGCTCCATACCAAGAGTAATCGATGAATGTCATCTGCATCTTTGATATATCGAGGTTATATCCTGTTGGACCATTGCCGTCTACGGTGTCAATGTTCCATTGTGATTGCGGAATCTTTTGAATTTGTGTCTTGAGATAAGGAGAGGAAGCAATACTTGGTCCTCTATATGCTGGGGCAATGTTTAAAGAAGTATCATTGTTAATCTGAATAACTCTATAAGACTGTCCTCTAACTACAATTAGGTCTCCAACAAGTAGTTGCTTTCTAAATCTAGTGTCTACTCCTGTTACTACATTTGAAAATTGTGTTACTGAGATCTTTCCAAATAGTTCTTTGTTTGAAAATCTTCTTACAGCATACAATGTCCGTCCATCATATTCAAAATAAAATCCATTTTGATCGTCATATAGTCCAGCTCTTGTTGCAGAGCCTTTCCATTGATACGCTGTTACGAATGAGTTAACTCCACCTGGAAGCTGATCAATTGCGCTAATTGTAGATGTAAATGTCTTTTGTACAATAATTGTATTTGAATCTGTTACTGAGCTAATAGTAAACAAACCATTAAATGGATTGTATGCCCCTACTGTTTCAATTCCTTCAATTTTAATTGTTGCGCCTGCTTGCAAGTTGTGATCTTGCAAAACACGAATTGTAATTGAATTTGATCCAATTGCTGTGCTTGATGCTGCAATATATGATATATCAAATGAAGGTGTAAACTTTGTTCCTGTTGAAAACGTAATTGACTTACCTGACTGATATCTAAAATATCTACGTGTTTGTCTAAGTGTCTGTGTTCCACATACGTTATTTCCAGTTGTAAGAATAACTCCACCATCGAATGGTCTGTGCTCTACGTAGCCCTCTGGCTTGCAGAATAGGCCAATTCCTACGGTGCTTATTGCACCTACAGGAATTAGTGTCTGTGTCATAAATGAGAATGAATTTGGAGTTGTAACTCTGTCAATTAAGAAGCTTCCATTAATTGAGCTTCCCGATGGAGCTGAAATCAAAATTGGCGTTCCTGGATAAAGTCCGTGTGGGTTTGTAGTAACAACATCGATTCTTGAAAGAGTTGCACCGTCTGATGTTGCTGCCCAAGAATTCAGGGCTCCAGTGTTTCCGCCTGGGATATGTGCATTGTCGAAGATTCCTCCACCGTAAAGTGTTGTTAAGGTTCCATCTAGAACGCTGGTCAAGTTTGGAACATTGCCCTTGGCAATAAATGAAAATGATGTTGAGTCAACAATGGTAATAAGGAAAGTACCGTCTGTAAGTGGGCTAAGTGACTCATTAACACTTACTACGTCTCCGTTATTTAATCCGTGTGGCGTTGCAGTTGTCACAACGATTCTGGATCTTGGTGTTCCACCTGATGAGATAATAGAAATCACATCTAGAGAGTTTCCGCCTGTGTTTCTTGAAAAGAATGTTGGATAGTTATTTTGAAGTGAAAGAGATTCCCACTTAGAACCCTGTACACCGTACTCAAAGTCGGTATCAATTAAAGACTCTGGATCAGATATTTTTAGCTTTCCTACTGCGTCCAGGAGATCTGATGAAGGCATGAATGTCTCAACTGGCTCGTCAACCATAATCTGAAGCTTATCTGTTGACTGCATTGAGGCTGTGTTGTACTCAAGAACTAAAATTGTGTGAACATCATTTAGACTGTCGGTTAGTGTATGGCTTACTAGACCAATTGATGGGTCTGAAAAATTGTAAATGATTTTATTTTGGGTGACGTTTGTGATCAAAAGAAGATTTTGTCTTAATACAAATCTCGGAATTGTAATCGTAGATGTTGCTGGTGAAAATATAACCCCTTGGTCGTTAATTGCTCTTCTTGCCATATTAGTTAGTCTCCCTTAGAAAATAAAACTTGTTGCCATAATTGTACCATTTATCTGTGCCAAAGATGATGTTAG